AAAAGCTACAACAGGTAAAGCTATTGCTATGGCTTTAGTCTTTGGTTAAACTTAGGAGAATATTATGGCAAATCCAAATCTAGTAGCAGTAACCTCAATCTTTGGAAAAAGTATACAGGGAGCTTTAGGTACTACAGTAACAACCGACTTATTGACTTGTGCAAGTAACAAGTTACTTAAAGTTAATACCATTATTATTGCAAATATTGATGGTACAAATGCAGCAACAGTAACAATGGGAATCATCAAAAGTGGTGGCTCAGTAGTTTTATTTGCTTCTACCATTTCTGTTCCAGCAGATGCAACCTTAGTATTGATTGATAAAAATTCTAGTTTTTACCTTCAAGAAGGAGACATCTTAGAGGGTGGTGCAGGTGCAGCTTCAGACCTGACCTACACTATTAGTTACGAAGAATTAGATGACGCTTAAGGAGGTATTTAATTATGGCTCACTTTGCAGAACTTAATTCAAGCAACGAAGTATTACAAGTAATAGTAATATCTAACGATGATGTAGATGCCAATGGTGGCGATGAATCTACTCAAGCAGAAACATTCGTAGCAACTATTGTTCCATACGGAACAGGTGGTGTTGCTTGGAAACAAACTTCATACAACAATAATTTTAGAAAACAATACGCAGGTACAGGGTTTATCTATGATGCTACTAAAGATAAATTTATAATACCACAACCTTATTCATCTTGGTCATTAGATGCTAATGACGATTGGAAAGCACCAGTAACAGTTCCTAATGTAACTGAAATAAGTAGTTTACCAGTTTACACATCTTGGGATGAACCTAATCTACAATGGTTAGGTCAAACAGTTGATTTTAATACTGACCCAGCAACAACGACAAATTACACATGGGATGCTACTAATCTGCAATGGAATGAGGTCTAACTATGGCTAATTCTAATGGCGGTTTTGTTGGAATAGATTACGAACCAGAATCAGGTACTCAAGATGCAGTTATAACTACATTCAATTCAAGCGGAACTTTAACTACAGCAGCTAGAACCACAGCAGTACAATATGTTATTGTCGCAGGTGGTGGAGCTGGTGGTGCAAATGGAAATGGATCAGGTGGTGGCGGAGCAGGAGGCTATCGTTCATCAGTTCCTGGTGAAGCATCAGGTGGTGGAGCTTCAGCAGAAAGTTTAAGTTCAGTTTCAGGAGCTACTGGCTATCCAGTTGTGATTGGAGCAGGTGGTGCAGGAACTACATCTGATGGAGCAAGAGGCTCAACTTCAAGTTTTAATAGCGTTTCTTCAACTGGCGGTGGTGGTGGAAGTTTTGTTGGACCTGAAAAACCTGGTGGCTCAGGTGGCGGTGCTTCGTATTCAACAGGTGGTGGTTCAGGAACTTCAGGTCAAGGGTTCAATGGTGGTGCATCATCCTATGCTGGTGGCTCAAATAATGGTGGCGGAGGCGGTGGTGGAGCAAGTGAAGTAGGTACTTCTTGTCCTGCACCAGCACCCCCACAAAGAGGTTATCCTGGTGGAGATGGAGTAGCTTCTTCTATTACTGGCTCATCTGTTACAAGAGCAGGTGGTGGTGGTAGTTGTGGAAGATTTGAAAATGCAGTTATTGGTGCAGGTGGAGCAGGTGGCGGAGCAGCAGGTGCTAACCCTGTTAGTTCAACAGCCAACGCAGGTACTGCTAATACTGGCGGAGGTGGTGGTGGAGAAGATGGAGCTAATGGAACTGGTACTGGTGGAGCAGGTGGATCAGGCGTTGTTATTATTAAAGAACCAGCAGTTAGTTTTGTAGACAACACATCAGGTGTATGGGATATGAACGCTCTTTACGATAATGTAAAAGCAGGAACTTGGGTAAGTTAATATGCCAAGATTAATCGGAGCAGCACAAGCAGTATCTACAGCAACTCAATCGGCAGTTACCACAACTTTTAATTCATCTGGTACTTTAACTACTGGTGCTCATACAAGTACTTTATCTGTTTTAGTTGTAGCTGGAGGAGGTGGAGGTGGAGGAAACGATAATAACACTCAACTTGCAAGAACATCTGGTGGCGGTGGAGCAGGTGCATTAATTACAAATACTTCTCTTTCTGTTACAGGAGGTTCTCCTTATGCTGTTACTATTGGTGCAGGTGGTGCAGGAGGAACTGGTGGAACTCCAGGAACTGGTGGAGCAACAGGTAGCAATTCTTCTTTTACAGGTGATTATGTAGCCAATGGTGGTGGGGGTGGCGGTAAATATAATAATATAAATGGTGGTGCTGGTGGATCAGGTGGCGGAGCAGGTAATTATGCTAGTACCCCTGGTGCTTCAAATCAACCTGCTATTTCAGGTTGGAGTATTTTTGGCAACGCTGGTGGTAACTCAATTCCTCATCCTATTTATTCATCAGGGGGCGGGGGCGGAGCAGGTGCTGCTGGTACAACAGGTAATGGTCCCACACTCGGAGCAGGAGGTGCTGGAACAGCAAATTCAATTTCAGGATCAAGTGTGACTTACGCAGGTGGAGGCGGTGGAGGTGTGTATGGAACTAACGGAGGAGCAGGAGGATCAGGTGGTGGCGGAGCAGGAAAAGGTAACGCTAATGGAGTAGCAGGAACTGCCAATCTTGGTGGCGGTGGCGGTGGCTGCGGTCATTTAAATGGCTCAACAAATGGGTCTTACAATGGTGGTAATGGCGGAGCAGGTATCGTTATAACCAAAGAAGCAGCAGTTGATTTTACTGCCGCATCAAGTATGTGGGATTTGCGACAAGTATATAGACAAGTCAAAGCAGATGATTGGGTATAGATAGGGTATAATTCACCCTGTGAATCTAAAATATTACTACTGGTACTTTCAATCAGTTATTCCTGAAAGAATATGTGATGAAATTATTAGATATGGCAAAGAGCAAGACAAACAAATAGCTGTTACAGGAAATATCAATAAAGATAATCTTACTGAACTAGAAATTAAAAACATTCAAAAGAAACGCAAGTCTGATGTTGTTTGGATGAATGACAGGTGGATATACAAAGAAATACAACCCTACGTTCGACAAGCAAATGCAAGTGCTGGTTGGAATTTTGAATGGGATTGGTCAGAATCTTGTCAGTTTACTGAATATAAAAAAGGTCAGTTTTACGATTGGCATTGCGATTCAGGTGAAGAACCTTATAACACTCCTGAAAACCAAACCACACATAATAAGTTAAGAAAACTTAGTATGACTGTATCGCTCACTGACCCTGATGAATACGAGGGTGGAGATTTAGAGTTTGATTTTAGAAACACAGATGAAGGCTCTCAGCCAAGAGTATGCGAAGAAATTAGAAAGAAGGGTAGCGTTATAGTTTTTCCTTCTTTTGTGTGGCATAGAGTTAAGCCAGTTACCAAAGGCGTAAGAAACTCTTTAGTATGTTGGAATTTAGGATACCCATTTAGATGAGCTTTGAAAAAAATAAATATCAAGTAATTAAAAAAGCTATTTCAACAGAACTAGCAGATTTTTGTTATCAATACTTTTTAAACAAAAGAGCTGTCGCAAGGCACTTATTTGATGACAAATACATATCAGGGTTTACTGAATATTTTGGTGTATGGAATGATACACAAATACCTGAAACTTATTCACATTATGCAGATATAGTCATGGAAACTTTATTACAAAAAGTTAAGCCTGTAATGGAAAAAGAAACAGGAATTAAACTTACTGAAACTTATTCATACGCAAGAATCTATAAAAAAGGAGATGAGCTAAAAAGACATACAGACAGATACTCATGTGAGATATCAACTACTATGCATTTAGGTGGAGATGATTGGTCTATATTTTTAGAGCCATCAGGAGAAGTAGGCAAAGATGGTATAGAAGTTAAATTAGAAGCTGGTGATATGTTAATGTATCGAGGGTGTGAATTAGAACATTGGCGTGAACCATTTAAAGGAAAGGATTGTGGACAGGTATTTCTTCACTACAACGACTCTAAAAGCAAAGATGCAAAATTTAACAAATTTGATGGCAGGCCTATGATTGGGTTGCCCAGTTGGTATAAATCAAATGGTTGAAGTCTTTGACTGCCCTTATATATCTAAAACAAACAACAAACAGTTTCAACAAGATTTAATTAAATATACGAAAGAAACTAAATGTTGTGATAATGAAGTGTGTGAACATCCAAAAATACAAAGCGATTTAAAAATAGATCAAGCCTTTACAGTTATTGATGACTCTATCAACAACCTTTTTAAAACTTACTTAGGTACAGATAACTTTGAGTTTACGAAAAAGAATGTATGGGGTTACTATGCATCTAAAGGCACTCAATTACAGAATGTTGTACATAACCATATGTTTAAAAAAGAAAAAGGTTTACAGCTTTCTGCTTTGATGTATATCACGCCAACAAAATTAGGCACTGATTTTACAGACTTTAAAATAAATCCTGAAATAAACAAATGGTATCTTTGGCACTCAGGGTTGTTTCATTCTCCTCCAAACGGAACAACACCAAAAGATAGGATTGTCTTAGCCTTATCTAGCGTGGTAAACAAATGCACATAAAAATTCCTAAGTTCTTATCCGCAGAAGAATGTAAGTTAATAGAAAAAACTTTATTAGAAAAAGAACAGGAAATACTTAATTTACCTGCAAATACAGACTATTACCCAGGCACAACTGCAAGGTATGAACAATATAACTTTTTAAAATTTGTTCCTGAAATAGACATAACAAGTAAATTTTTTGACTTAGCTATTATGCAAGACGAAAATGAATTTTGGATTCAGTGCTGGGGTAATGTTTTGAATAAAGGAGACGCTATAAAAATACACAGTCATGGGCTACCTAATAGTATTTTTTATGCTGCTAATATTTTTATTTCAGGACCAGATGATTGTTTTACTTATTATGATAATACAGGCCATGTATCTAATGCTGTTGGAGAGTTACATTTAATTGATTGTTATCTTGAGCATAGTGTGAAGGAAAATATAAACGAGCAACCAAGGTTGTCTATTGCTTGTGATATACATTTTAAAGACCCAAAACATTTTGAAAATTACGAACAAAGAATCGTTCACGCTAAAAGAAATTAGTATATAATTTTAAAAAACCGAGGAAAATAATATGGACATATTAATACCACTAGCAATAATTATAACAGTAGTTCTTTTTTCAATAAGAAAATTCAAACCTCAAGTTTGGAAGAAAATTGTAACTAAGTTTAAAAAGTAACATGCGCTGGGAATGAAAAATAATTCATTCAACGAAGCTATTGCTTGGCTTTTTATTATAGGCAGCATAATTGGAA